GCTGCTTCCAGTGAAGTTTCGTTAAGGTCAGCCGCTACAGCAGGTCGGTTAGAGTTAACTCCACCAGACACTAAGGGGTGAGCTATTGAGCAAAGTGGTACTCCGTCACCGTAAGTGGTGCCAACAGTAAAAGCGGTGTTAAGGATAGCTGCACCTTTAACTTGCTTTGTATACGCCATAGCCCGTGCAAGCCCTTTGGTATAACGTGCAGACAAAGAGTCATACAAGTTATCTTCCATAGCTTCTTCGGTCACAGAGAAACCCATTGCGATGGTTTCGTGGTTGTAACGCGCTGTCCATGCTTCTTGTGCGTTGTCATATTCGATGGACGAACCTTCGTTTTTGACAGGTGCAGCTTGGAAACCAGACAGTTTCGTTTCTTCCTCGAAAGAACGGTCAGATGTTTCTGTTTCAAAAATCATCTTATGCTCATCGGGGTACTTCTTGTATTCCAATCCAAACAATGCGTTTAGGCCGGGAAGAAGTTCTTTAAGTAATTGCGCTCTTGAAATAGCCATTAACTATTCTCCTTATAAGCCAACGGCATTAGTGGCGCTACTATATCCGACATTAAATCGGACAAGAACGTCAGGAAACGCATCGGTCATGGGTGAAACAGCAGACACAATCCTAAATGCCGCAGTTGTTTGTACAACCGTTGCATCCACCGCGCTAGTAGAGTTACCAGTTTGGGTAGAACCCGTATTGGTAGCTTGAGCAGCGGCGAAGAACGTATTAGCGCCTAAGTCAGCTTGAGCGGCAGCGCCGTCTAGTTGAACTTGGAACAATACATTTGGATCGTCTACAACGTATGCTTTGACAACGCCAGTAGTGCCAGACGGGTAGTATTGACCAAAGATCACTTGACCTTGGGCGTTTACATACTCACATCCAACAAATACACCGACAGCGCCTGTAAAGGTGTTAGCTACAGGAAATGCTTGGTTACCAGCATTAGCGCCAGTTCCGGTGACAAGGGCAACGTAGCCATCGGCTCCGATAAATACAGCCTGACCGTAGAAGATATTAGTACCTTCACCGGCAGGGTCAATCAAGTACTGAGTAGTAGCACCTGCATAGGGCAGACCATCAGCACGTTTTACGGGACGTAGCCCGTATGGTGCGGCAGTTAAAGCCATTAGAAATTCCTCAAATAAGTTTAAGATCCTTTACCAAAAGTAACCTTTGTTTTTCGCTCATTGAATAGCGGCATACGCGGGTCGTTCTCTCGCATGAGGCTGTTGTCTACGGAAGTTATCTGAGCATCAGTTTGCTGCTCGTAATATTCGTTCCGTTCTGTTGACAACTCTTTTGGAGCTTTGCATAGCATAAGACCACCAATCACAATATTGTCTTTGAACCGTTCGTTCTCAACGGTGACCATTGTAATTTCTGGATGATCATCTGCCTTTACAGGCTCCCAGCCTTCACGGAGTTTGGACGAAACATTAGTAGCGTCAACGGTTCCTTGAGTGCTCACACGAACCCACTTAAAGTTATATCCATCTTCTGGCTCTGGTGAGGGTAATACTTCTGGCCTCTGCCATGCCTTCTTATGGGTAGTCTTTTCCCGAGTTGTCTGTTCACGATCAATTCTATTTTGAGCCATTATTGTTTCCTCATGTCTATAGCAACCTGTTCGGCGTATTGTTTTGGTGTAAGTCCAAGTCTTCTAGAAACAGCTATTTGCGATTGCGATAACCTAATCTTTCTAGGCGCTGTGCTCCGCGTTGCGGGAGCAACCACATTTGTTTGTCTCTTAGGTTTCTCAACTTCTACCTCAACGTCCTCAAACTCGTTGGGGAATATCTGTCGCATACGAGTATCAATTCGCTCGTAGTATTCATCGGTCTGGGGGTTAGCCCCCTCTTTGACAAGTTTATTATGCAACCCCAGCGCAAAACTTGTCATTTCGTCGTCTTGTCCGAACCACGTGTTGGACGCTGCCCAATCGTTCGCTCGTGCATCTACAATAGGTGCTGGGGTGAAGTTTTCTTGTGTTCCTTCCGTTTTTACAGGAGTTTCTTGAGATTGTAAAGCCTCTGGCTGAAGATCATCTAACTTGTCTGCTTTAAACTTAGCATTAGTCATTTTCTCCTGCGCTTCAACTAATTTATCAGAGTCACCTTCTTCGTAGGCCGCTTTATACGCACGTTTCGCTAGGATCATCTCCCCCGCTGCGGTGCGTTTAGCCTGTTCTAGGAGGGCTTCTTGGTTTCTGCCCACCGTTCCTTTAAGGTCTTTATTCTCTGCGATAAGCCGCTGCGCCACCTGCTCAAGCTCTGTACGCTCTCTTTCAGCAGATTCTTTAGCTCGACGCTCATCGTGGTAACCCTTACTAAAATGTTTAATCCGCTTACGAACTTTGTCACTATAGTCCTCAAGCTCTTCGTCAGTGATATCCTCTGGAGGTTCAGTCGCCTTACGCCCTCGATCAGCTTGCGGCGTATCGTCAACCACTTCAATTTCAACTTCTCCGCTGTCGTCATCACCCAAGTCTTCATCTTCTGTTTCACGTGGAACCTCCTCTGGTTCATCGAATGGACTAGTGGCACTAGACCCTTCTATCTCGATCTCCGTGCTAATTTCCTCGTCTTCAGGAAACTCAAATTCTACTTTTTCAAATCCCATGACTATCTCCTATGCGCGGGTTATGCCGTGTGGATCAGCTACAATAGCTTCTATAGAATCGTCGTTCATTAAACGATACTCTACCCCACCAACTCTAAACCTTGTACCCGTGTTCATACGGAACATTACATAATCACCAGCCTTACACCACGGGCCAGTTGGAAACCGTTCCTCATCAGAATAGGCTTGCTCGCCCATATCTAACACCAAGCCTATTATTGACATAATATGCTCTTGGCTTTTAGTTGTAGTAGATTTAATAAGTCCGGTATCCCCGTACGTTTCTTCTACTTGCGGTAGTGCTACAAGCACCCTATACCCTACAGGTGTTGGTAGCTGCGCCTCAACTTCTTCTGCGGTTAGCTCTATTACTTTCTCAGTCATCGTCATCATCGTTATCCATATTACGCGAAAGGTCTTCTACATAGTTAATACAGGCTTCGAGACCCCGAATCGTTCCTGTAACTTCTTTGTAAGAGGCGAAGTCTTTAGCTCCCCCTGATCCAAGGAATTGTAGTGCAGAGGATTTATCATCCTCGAACTTATCTTTCAGCACGTCTAAGACGGTTTTAGCCATTATTCACTCTTCTCTTGCTGATCCATGATCTTTAGTAGTTCTAGATTGAGCTTGTCTTGAGCTTGTGTTGTTTGAGTCGCGACTCTTAACCCTTCTTTCTGGGCATCAAGCTCTAGTTCTTGGGTAGCTAACCCCAATTTCTTCGTGTTAATTGCGGATTCAATGGCTTCTTTCTGAGCAATACGGTCTTGTTCAGCCGTTCGTATCTGCAAATCTCCCGCATCTTTCGCGGCTTTACGTTGTACTTCTTGCTCTTTGATCGCCACTTCCTTCTGCTGTAACTGGAATACAGGGTCTTGAGCCTGTTGTTGTGACTGCTGTTGAGCTTGTTTCTGTTGGTTAGCTTGGCTCAATTGCGCTCCAGCTTTAGCCAACAACTTAGATAAAGTCATTTCTATCTCTTCAGGTAGCTCTTTATCGGGAGGAGGTAGCTGTGTTCCAAGTTGTTCCTCTATATTCTTACGGTACTGGAACCCTAGATGCTCAAACAGATGCGCTTGTAGCGCCGCCATAATAGCTTGACCCTGCGGGTTCTGACCGATCATCTGCGCTACCATCGGGTCTTGCATAAACGATTGGTGTGTAGCGATGTGTGCTTCGTGGTCTTGATGTATAAACGCCTTTATAGGTGTACCTGTTAACGCGTTCATGTTCTCACTGACCGGATCAATTGGCTTTAGATCATCCTCAACAGGTACTAACTTATCGGCGTTTTTAACACCTAACACCTCGATCATCTGCCTGTGTAGCTGGGGTAGGTCATAAATCTGTGGGGCTGACTGACTCATCTGAAGTACAGCTTGGTACTGAACCACACGCTGGGCCATCGTAGAGCTATTCGGGTCACTGACGGGGATAACTTCCACCATCATATAGTCAGATACTCGTGCACTAACTTCCCCCCGTTCAGGGATATAGTCGTACTCAGTCGCTGCGTACTCCGACATGATCTGCTTAAGTAGTTTAAACTCTTGCTTCATGGCGTAGTGGACACGAGCCTGTACCGCAGCCATTGGCTTTAAGGTACGTTCTAACAAGGCCAGCGTTGTCCCTACAGGAGCGTTTGCTGACATATCAGAGATGTTCATATCACTGATAGCGCCTAATCTCTTACCCTCAGTTGTTATCTGGTTAAGTAGGGCTAACAGAGTTTGGCTTGGCTCCTTATAAGGGAGCGGCATAATATTGTCACGGATGCTACCAGACGGCACATCTACGTCTTTCCACTCCCCCGGCTCAATGGGCGTATCGTCGCCCTTGATGCGTAGACCTCTAGACTTCAGACCTCCGGGTAAGTTAGACAGCGTACCCGCGTCTACTAACTGACGTATGATAGACGTACCCGCTTTAGCGTAGCCGCCAATGATGTGGATCAGCCCGAGTCCATAAAATCCAAACCCCGGTACATAGACATAATGGACAAAGTGATTCCGCTTCAACATCAAGGAATCTTCTTCACTCCAGTTCCTACGAATAGCTAGAACCTTACTAGTGCCACGCTCAATAGTTACCACGTACGGCTTGGCTATCTCTTCGTCATCCTCGTCAACGCCGGGGATAATAAGGTCTGCATGTATCTCGTAGATAGCGTAGCGGTCATCATCAGTGATGGAGTACCCACCTTCCTCTGCTTTACGCTTCTCTATATCGGTATGGAACGGTTGCGGATCACCTAAGTCTACCTCTCGATAGAACCCCATCATCTGGAGTTTCTTAAGCTCGTTCTTAGTCTTCCGCATGATGTGCGTAACGCGTTCTGCGGTCTCAATGTGAGACGCACCGTAAGGTACAATCACGTCTTCTGCGGGTATGTATATGGCTACTTGACGACCTAAACTCGGATCGTAATAGACCTTCTTAAACGCAGACCCCGCCAGCCCTAGGCTGTAGAGCATCCGCTCATGCTCGGGACGGTACTCGACCATCCGCTCGGTCAACTCGTAGTTCATGTCAGCCTTTACCCGCTCG